CATATCAGTTACTTTGTGGAATACAACGTGCTCACTCAAAGTGATTGAAGCAGAAGTTGTGTTAGTGTCAGCGGCTGTGGCTGCTGATTCGTCGCCAATTGTTTCAGCACTTACTGCTGACCATACTGGAACTTGTAGTACTTTACCAGCGTTTACTGGTGCATCAAATACAGTCATCATCTGACGTGCAACTGACTGTTCGTAAGCCGCAAACTGTGCCGCGGTTACTAGGGGTGCGAATAATTCGCTGTTTACCGATGTTGTGTTAGACATTTAAATATCTCCTAAGTTGTCTATTTTATAATTTGCCTTTGGCTCTTGCCTCAGCATATAGTTTTCTGTGGGCCGGGTTACTCATATCTAATTTAGAGACATCAAAGCCATTACCTAGGTCACTTCCGTGACTGCTTTTAGTGTTGGCAGTTGCCGCAGTTGGTTGTACAAAGTGCGGATTGGAATCTAAGAATTCACGCACAAGATCATCAACACCTAGAACACTTCCGTTATCTGTGTAACGTATTGCTCCTTTTGTATCAATGACTTCAACTTCACCGTCTTCATTAAGTCTTACATTTGAAGCTAATAACGCTTTAACTTGCTCTGGATTAACTGCACGATTATTTGCAGCCGAACTTAGCAATGGCGTATTAACTTTGTATTCCTTAATAACACTGTCTCGTTTTTGGATTTCAGCATCCTTTTTAGAAGCTAATTCTTTTAGAACAGTTTCAAATTCACCACGCTTTAATGCTTCCTCTTGCTTTAATTGTTCAGCTTGAGATTTCATATTGCGAAGTTCATCTACGTCACCTAGTTCTTCATATGGCTTTAATAGTTTTTTCTGAAGACTGCCTTTCATGCGAGCCATCATATTATCTACTTCTTCCTGTGAATAAGATTTTGCTTCTATAGCCTGATTTTCAACTTCTAGAGTGTTCGCATCAGTCGCGCTTTCATTTACCAACGTATTTTCTGACATTGTAGCATCGCCTCCCTTTAAGAGTTTGTATTTTGTTATATTGTTATTTATATAAGTTGTCTAAATTTTGGTTTAAACACGGTACTTACTTCTTCTTTGTGCCTTTACCTCTACCTTTACCTTTAGGTTTCTTTTTTCCATAAGCCATTATACTGTTTCCTTTACTGGTACAAATATATGACGACAGTTGTATCCACCACGGACTACAAACGGTGAGCCAGGTGCTTTACCACCCCAACTTCCACGCCATATTCTATTAATTTCTTTGACAGTCATTACTTGCCCATCGTGACTGCTACAGAAGCTTCTTGATGTCTTTATCAATCCACCTACATAACGATACTTGTCAATACCGGCAATGCTACCCCTAAGGATAGTTACTGCTCCATCAAAGTTTCTTACAATAGTGTTAAAGGTATTAGTAATAGTTTTAATACTTTTACTCACTATGGCCCGGAGGTCCTTAAGGATTACACCTATGGCGGCACCTGTAAGGCCTCCAAGCACAACACTATTAATAACAGTGTTCTGCTGAGTCTCTAGTGTCTTTTGCACATTGAATAATGTTTCTTGCATTATACTTTCAGTGTCTAGACTTGTTATGCTAGAGTCAATGACATCAGCGTTCATTAGAATGTTGCTTGCATATATTTCATTAAGCAACTCTCTCTGATTTGCAACGTATGCACGAATAGGAGCAAACAATGCTAACACTTGCGTCCTTGAAGGGTTAGCTCCAAGAAATGCAAGTTCAGTAACTAGGCTAGTAAACAGTGGACGCAATCCTTTACCAAACCTAGTACTAAGTTTATCTATTAGTGCATCGTGTGCATTTATCTGCGATTCAGTTGCCATTAGACTGCTTCAACCCATCCTTGTGACACAAGTAACTCATGCTGTTCCATTGTGCTAACTGTACGAACATCGCCAGTAACTGGATCCATCATGTCGTGTACTTCCATCATCATATTTTCAACGCCATTTGGTTGTGATTCAATTTCATCTACAACTGCTTGCATTTCACTTTCGTCTTCAACGATAAGTTTAGCAATTTCTTTCTGTAAACCTTTAGCGAATGTTTTGCTGTTGATGTTTGCTGTTGATGCTTTCAGGTACAAGTCTAAGTCACTGTGGTTGTCACGAATATTAAAGCTGTCTGGATAATCAATTTCACCATCCCATACTTTGCCCATGTAGCGTGACCATAGCATCCATATCTGTTCTTCACCTAGTTCTAGAGCACCGCCCTTTTCGCTGAGTCTTGCATTAAGTAAACTAAATTCAGTTTGCATTGCAACGCCACTCAGTGTACGACTTTCAACTGCACGGATTGCTCCAGTGTTAGCCATCTTGTCAATGCTTTCAATTGTGTGTTCAATTGACGCTAGGATCTTATCAATGCTTGCGCCACTAAACTCTAGTATGTAGGGCTTTAGTCCTGGATCTAAGTTCTCAGGCATGTGTATTAAACTACCAGCACCAATGCCAGCATTTGTTTCCGAAGTCTTAACTAAACTTGGGTGCGAGTCTAGTCTAATACTTTGATCTATTTCACTTGTAGCGTTATAGATAAACTTCTGTGCATCAGCTATGTCGCCAATGTCGCTAATACCAATGCCTCTAACTGTTGAGCGTTTGTTGTACACACATACGACCGGAACTGTTCCAAGTTGATTAGGTACTTGCTCATCACCAATTAACACATCGTCTGTTGTATTAATTGTCATTGTGCGAACTGTTTCCATAGTCCATTCTTTAACAACACTTACATCACCATTTACTTCTTCAACATAACGAATGTATTCTAAGTGATAACGTCCGCTTGGTGCTCTTGCATAACGCCAGTCTAGAACAACTAATGGAGTAAGTAAACTTAGGTATGGACGGACACCTTGTGCTAACTCGTCTGCTCTTGTAGTTGCACCAATGTCTGGCTTTGCTACTACAACCCAAGCATGACCAAACACACTTGCCCAAGTTGCCGCATCTTTCATAAAGCTGTTTAAACTGCGTCCATCAAAGTCTGCATCATTAAGAAAGTCTTCAAGTTCGGGCATATTCTTAACACTACCAAACGATCGTTGTGGTTGTTGTCCAAACAAGAAACTGTTGTATACACTAATAACACTTGAACAATGGTTCTGTAGTGGAGTAGTATCTAAACGGTTCTGGTATTCACTTTCTGTTTCTAATTGATATTTTACAAGGTGTTGAGCATTCTGATACTCCATTCCACCCATGTATGATTCCAACATATAGCGCCATTGGCTTTTGTAAGCATTGTATATAGCGTTGCCACTTACTGCTTGTGCTACTTCTGTTGTTAATAATTGTATTGCGTCCATTATTTTTTCCTTTTATGCTAATGCAATGCCCCAGCGTTGCGGTTGTTGACTGTCAGGATCTATGTCCCGTGTTAGTGGGAATAGATATGCGATACAGTATGAAGCCGCATCAAACATATGATCGTATCCGCTATCTTTGTCCGGTACTTGTGTACCTTCCTTAAATGTAAATTTATCAAGACTCTCTATTGTATATTTAGCAGTGCTACTTATATAAAGGTTATTAGTGCCATCTGCTGAACATAAACGAGCATTGTATGCATTGATTCTGTCTCTTACTGGATCGTGCTTGCGTGGTGCTTTAAGTACAAACCCAGCGTTGGATAATATAGTGTGATCAGTCATGCCACCGGCGCTCGTACGTCTTTGGTTACCACTTGGATCAGGATAAACAAATATCTTGCTCTTAGGGTAGCGTGTTTTAATTTCTGTAACTAATTCGTTGGTGTTTGATGAGTACATTAGTATCTCGTCTATTTGGTACATCTTTGCATCATCCTTAACAAAGATAGCGGCAGTTGCAGGACTTACGTTAAAGTCCATTCCAATATGTATGATGCTGTGATCAATGTGGTCAGGTGCTTCTTTAATATTGTCATCTCTAATAAACGCCCAGGCAACTCTATTCTCTGTTGTTTCAAACGTTGCTTCAAACTCTTGTCGGAACTGTTTAAGACTCATGTCTGCACGAGCCTGTGTTATTTCTTCTTCATCAACAAAGCCACCTTCAATTGTTGTGTACTGCCAACTGGCCCATATGTTAGATTGTTCTTTTTCTATTAGGTACAAGTCGTAGAGCCAATTGCTTTTACCCTTAGGTGTACCAATAAACATTGCTCCGCCCTTTTGATCAGCAAGAGCCGGACGTATAACACTAATCCATAAGTCTGCATCAACATCTGCAACTTCATCTATTACTACATAGCTTAAACTTGCACCACGTAAACTGTCTGGATTCTCTGCCCCTTTAAGACTTATTACACTGCCATTCTTGAGTGTGATGCTTAGTTCGCTTTCATTAACCTTGACTACCCACTTTAAGTTTAGCAAGCGTTCTTTAAGAGGCTTCCACACAATCATCTTTGCCGCGCGATAGGAACTTGTAATGTAAAAGATGTTTTGATTAGGTATCCTTGCATGGTAACACAACTGTCGTATTGACAGAAAGGTTTTGCCAAAGCGTCTACCTGCAACTACTACCTTAAAGCGATGTTTGTCATTTGCGATGGATTGTTGGGGATCACTCAATATCATTCATTAACTCATTTAACGCTTTACTAATTGTTACTATTTGGTTGCGGTCTACTTCGTGTTCGTGCCTTAGGAAGTTGTTTTGCTCTAATAGAGCAAGCAATGATCTTTCGTGTTTATTGTGTGCTCGTACTACTTCTTCAAGTAATCGTGCCTGCGAATTAACTGTTTCAATTAACTGCATCATTGTATCGTAAGGATCAAAGCCGGGATCTATCATTATCTATCAATCATCCGTGTGCCACTATAATGTGTTTTGCGAACTATTATTTCTACGTTGTCTATGGTCCATCCAATACTGCGATCAAGTTGCGTAAGACAAACACTGTCTGGTCCTTTTCCACGACGTAAGAACAGGTCATCTGTCCAAAGCGTTTCCCATTGATCCCAAGTTAAAGTATAAGGCTCTTTGCGATAGTTTGCTTGACTGCGGTGTTTAAGCCAAGCATAGTACTTATCGTGTCTAACAGGACAAGGACCTTTAATCCATTTGCTACGATCAACAGTGCGTCCAGGACCAACTGCTGGGCTTGTACGTGTCTTGTTTAGTGCATATTTAAATTCGTAATTGTCCATAAAAGTATTTATCATAATTCATTTTAAATGGTAGCAAAACGGTTAACAATGTAGCAATTTGACAGTATAGTTACGAGCAGGCTCTTCGGAGTCTGTTTTCGTGAGTACAATCTAAGTTTGCATAAATACTACAAAGGATACGTCATTATGAACATAGAAGCAATACATAGCAAGGACGGAAATATTTACTGGATTGAGCAAGGTGATACAATGTATTACGGAAGACTTCAGCACGGACAGTATCAATCAACTAACTGGGACTTTGCACAAACAATTGTACAATCCTGGCAGCGTTGTATTGACATTGGCTCTAACAATGCTGTGAACGCAATACACTATGCTAAACGCTTTAACACTGTTGAGTGCTTTGAACCGACTCCGTTAGCACAAACATTATGGACAAACACTGTAAGAGACAACAGCGTATCTAACGTAACACTTCACACAAGTGCATTAGGCGAAACACCTAGGACAACACAAATAATAACACATCCTCGCAATGGCGGACATAACCACTTACAACACTTTGACAAGAACCCTAGAAGTAGAGGCACTACTAAAGCTACAGTAGATGTAGATGTGCGTACACTAGACTCATACAAGTTTACTCAAGTTGGCTTTATTAAGATAGATGTAGAAGGGTATGAACTGTTTGTATTACAAGGAGCAATGCAAACTATAACAACCAATCGTCCAGTACTACAGTTGGAATTAGTTGAGAAGCAATGCCGTAAGTTTAACTATG